CCTTCATGTTTTCCCCTTCACGGCCTTTGGTTTGCGTTTGGTTGGCGTTTTGGCTTTGGTTGGTGTCTTGGGCTTGGTTTTGGCCTTGGACGCAACCACGGCCTTTTGTGGCGGTTTTTTGTTTGGTGTCTTCACCGCACGGTCAACCGCGGGTTTGGCAACCGCGCCCGTCACAACTTCAAACCAATCCGGAAACGATTGCATCAACCGTTCCGCGTCATCCGCGTCAAGGTCACGCACCGTTCCGGCTTTCCAATGCATGACCCCGTATTTGGGACCATGAAACAACGGAAAATCCGGGTTTGGTTTGAATTTTATTGTGACGGGCATTGGTTCACGCTCTGTATTTTTGCCACGCGCAAATGACTTGCAACGTCAACGCAAGGGTTCCGGTTTCATCATATTCAAATTTAACCGCATCACTTGAACCAAAAACACGTGACGCACCGGCTTCCGACATTGTAAGCGCTTGCGGTGTTCCATCGGTCAATGCGGTCACTTCACTGTCAAACGAGGAACAAACCGCCGTGGAACCTTGTTTGACGGCAAGCGTGAATTTGTTTGACGAACCGGTAACGTCATTTGACGGAACCAAGGTCACGCCGGTCAACTTGTATTCACCGGACAAACCGTGTCCAATGTAAAAGTTTTTGTCCGATTCCAAGGTGTGAAAAGAAAACGATGTTGAAATGATATCGGCCATTTTTACGGCCTCCAAAAGTTAAGATTGAAAAGGTGAATCATGTGGAAATGTCGATACCATAGGAAACATTTTTCTTGGTTGCCGCATCGACCGAATAGAAAATTTCCCGGCTACTTGCAACAAGGTCAAAAACGGAACGTGTGATATCCTTGTCCATTTCCACGGTTGAACCTGCCCTTTGGCCGATTTTCCAACGTGACCGGTTGACGCAAATTATTCCAGTCTTGTCGGTTGTGGAACCGTCATACCGTCCGGATGTGTTCATATCGGCACCCATGAATTCCGAAACAATAATTGGCATCCCCGCAAGCGCGGCCAATTGTCCGGATAGCGCCGTGTAATTTGCACCAAACTTGTCAAGGGTTTGCACTTCATCAAGGTTCAAAAGATGCTTGATATACATTTCCGGGCTTGTGACCAAAATGCAATCACCTTCAACGCCGTGCGGACTGTCCAAAAGTGAACGCAAAGACAGGACGCCCGCAAGGTCTTCCGAAATTGCCGATGATGCGCCGGTGATATCAAGCGCCCGGTTTCGCAATCCGGTCCAGCAACGCCGATGGTCACTTGACGTTCCAAGACCGCTTGCGCCCCAACGCCCGCGAATGTTCCAAGACGCAATGGCGTCACCATGACTTGACAGGTCAACAGCGTCACCGTTCAAAATAGCGTCCTCCTCTCCGTCCACGATTGCTGCGATTAGCTCTTGACGTGTCAAGGGTAGCACGGCCAAAATTGAGTCTTCCGATGCATCCGCATCAATTTGGGCGCGGACGCTGAATCCGGTTGCCGTAATTGTGCGGCTTGTTGTGGACATGCTTGACGAAGTGAATTGCGCCGCGTCATCCGTAGTCACAACGTTCCGCTTGTATGGCCGGAAACCAGTGTTCAAAAATGGCAAAATGACCGTTTTGTCCGCCATTGGGACAGTTTCAAAAGCCGCCGCAACGCGCCGTGAAAGGGTCAAGTTGCGTTCAAGCTGTGGAAGCATCACGTCCGGGATAAAATCGCCACCGGACCCCGCCACATCAACAAATGCCTTGGAAACTTCAACCGGTGCGGTGCGTGCAAGGTCAAGCATCCGCGCACGTGCCTTTGGTGCGTCACCATTGCGGCGGATGGCCTTGACCATGTTGTAGTCATCAACGCTATCTTGAAACGCTTTTTGCCAATCACTCTTGGGCTTGTCATCCAAAAGTCCGGGCATATATGCGTGTTCATCATTGCTTTCACCCTTCAAACGCACGGTCCCGTCACGGCGGACATATTGCGCAAGGTTTCCGTCACCGCGGCTTCCGTTGTATGCACCGGAACCGGCTTCAATCTCGGAAATGCGTTGGTGAATCTTTTTCAAGTCCGCGGTTTTCTTTTCCATGTTTTCGGAAAGGTCACGGTTCAAAGCCTTCAAACGCTTTTGTTCAGATACAAGGTCCGCAAGGGCTTTGCGTGCCTTGTCAGGGCTGGAAAGGTCAAGGTCATGGTTGGACATTTTTTTTGGCTCCAATGGTTTTCAAAAAATGGGGGTCAGTTGTGAATTACTATTTGCGCGGCCTATTTGTCAATTCCGAACAATGATGCAAGCGCGTCAACCTTGGTTGGTTTGCGTTCCATCAATGCCGGGTCATCACCAATCAATTCCAGCAAAGCCGCACGGACAATTGGTTTGATGTTGTCAGTTGATGCCATGAATGAACGCGCTTCAATTGCGTCTTCATCATCTTCATCTTCATCTTCATCATCTTCCGGTTCATCTTCATCATCCGGCGCGTCTTCATCGTGTCCGGGTTCATGTTCCTTCATTTTGTCATCATCATCTTCATAGGATTCCACAACAACTTCATCCGCGTCTTCCGCGGCTTCCGTGTCATCGTGGTCTTCAATCATTTCATCTTTTTTGCCAAAAGTGATGGTGAATGAATCGCCATTGTCAACAACGTCCCAAATGTGACGGGCCACGCCGGGACCAAAAGACCGCATTGCAAGCGCGTCACGGTGCGCCGGAATCGGCACCGCGGACAATTCCATCAATTCACAATTGCGGTATAGGTTCCCGCTTTTGGAATAGTGTTCATCATCCTTGTCCAAACTTGCGCGTTCAACGGTTTCACCGGGCGTGAAGCCAACGGAAACCGCATTGCAGAAACCACGCGCAAATTGCGAGGCGACAATTTGACCAAGTTTGTTGGTGTCATGCGTGTCCCATTCAATTTCGGCAACAAGCGTTTTCCCTTCAACACCAATGTCCGTCACGCGGCCAATTGCCGGGGTTGAATAATCGTGCGCCCAAAGAACCACCGGGTTGACGTTTTTGAAACTGTCAAGGTTCCAATCGGACGCAACGATGTCATTGTATCGGTCCGCCGTTGGTGCGGATGCAACAACACGCGTGCGCCCGTTTGAACCGGTTTCCGTTGCGGTCTTGACAACCATTGTTTTGAAAATGGGTTTTCCGTGTTTCATGGCAACTTCCGTTTTGGTTGTTTCACATTAGCTGAAATTGAACACCGGCAATTGATATCAAGCGCGGCAACGCCAAAACCGCCCGGTGTTTGTGTCTTTTTCCCCGCGTGCTTTCCGCCGTCCGTAGGCACAACAAAAGGCTTTCCGGGTTCCGTTGTGTGACCGTCCAACGCCCGGTGCGCCTCACGTGCGCCCGGTGAAGCCAACCAAACAATTTCCATGTCAACGCCACGGTTGGCCAATTCTTCAAACGTTTTGCGTTGACCGGTGTTGACCGCTTTTGTTGTTTCGGTTCTTGAAATACGCAATGCGCGTTCCGCGGAAAATCCGTGCGATTGCATCAAATCATTTTGCATTTCACCAATTGTTTTGTCTTGTTCCAATCCGGCTTCAACAACTTCCGAAACCAATTTTTCGGTTGTCTTTTGAACGTTGGTCACCAATTCGTTCACTTGCTTGTCAACTTGGTTTCCAATCCATTCCGGGGATAATTCTTGGTCAAACAATTGCGTTTGTTTCAACGCTTGGAAAATGCTTTGACGCGTCATGCGTTCCACGATTGGCCGCACCGCGTTGCGCAACAATGTTGATTCCGTGTATCCCGCAAGGATTTCCAACAAGAACCCAAAGCCAAAATCCGCACGGGTCACAATGCCGTTCACGGCCTTTTTTTGTGGCAACGCATCACCAAAGCGTTTTGCGGTTCTTGCGGCTTGACCGCGCAAATGACGCCGGACCGCAATGTTCAAAGACCGTTCAAGCGGTGAATGAAATTTGTTCACAAATTGGCGCATGTATTCGTCACGGGCTTCACGGCTTTCAACGTCCGCACAAACGTCCAATTCAATTGGTGCTTCCAAATCACGGGAAATGGGCAACACGTTTTTTGCCGCGTCTTCATCCGCCGCATCCATTTGACGGACAAGTTTGTTTGACCAACCAACCGCCGGGTCACCGCCCCAAAGCGCCCAAGACACGCGCCCCGGTGACGGAAACCCGTCTTGGTCCGGCTTGAACCCTTCACCGTCTTTGTCCGCTTCATGACGCGCCAAAAATGCACGCATTTTCCGCGCCTTTTCCGGTGTGATGTTTTCACCGTTGGCCATGCGCCGCGCCCAATACACCGTGGTTGGTGTTAGTCCGTCACCGCTTTTTCCGTCTTCATGCCACGCAAGGCCGCGTTCCAATTCTTCACGCACGCCATCCGGAACGGAAAAGTCAATGTCATCATATTTTGCACGGGTCACCGTGTCCGCGTTGCGTTGCGTCAACCAATCAACACCGGCTTCAACGTCACCGTCACCGCGGTCATCATCACCGTCATCATCAACCGGTTCATCATCAACGGGCGCATCCGTCATTGCGTATGCGTCAACCAAATTGTCCGTTGGCAAATCATCAAAGCCTTCATAGGCCGCGGCATCCGCAACCGGAACACCAAGCGTTGCCCATGTCATCACGCGGTTCAATCGGTCAGTCCGGCTTTCCTGCAATGCTTCAATTTCTGAAAAATCAAATTCAACCCGCACGTCATCGGAATCCGGAAACATGCGTGCAAGCCTTGTGAATTCCGAGGAAATCAAGGTACAACGCCCGGAAATCGACTCCCAATAGCGTTTGGCCTGTTCACGGCTTGTTGCATAGTTGGCGGACGGAAGCCCAACACGCGTTGGCGGCACGTCAAGAACGGCGAGACAGGAACTTCGGGTAAATTCACGCACGGCTTGAAATTCCATGTCTTTTGGCGACCAACCAACCGCCGTATAATCAACCGCACCGCCCATCACCAAAAGCCCGGAACCGCTTTGCATTTGCTTTTCATAGGCTTCACGGATGACGCGCAATTGGTCTTTTGACCACCGGTCACCGTCTTCCGATGGCGAAATAATGCCGGTTGGACGCCCGGTTTCCGCGCTTGCCGCCGTCAACTCTTGGGTCCGCATGTCCGTCATCAAATCATTGTGCAATGATTGGATTGCGCCAACGCCCCAAAGACTTTGGGGATTGTCATTCCATGAAGGCGTCCGAATGTGAAGCACTTGGTCAAATGTGTATCGGACCGGTTGATTTCCGCCCGCGTATTCATATTCCATTGGTTGACCGTCCGGTTGCGGCATTATGCGCACCCGTGACGGATGCAAACGCAACAACGCTTGCGGTTCATTGTCACCGGCAACCAACACAAACGCGTCACCCGTCAACGCAAGGTCCGTCACAAGTTGACGCAAAAACAGTTTTGACGGAACCCTTGATGACGGATTGTCCAGCAAAGACAAAACCGGATGGTCCGGCAATGGTTCCGCGTCCGCACCTTTTCCGCGGATTGCGCGAATTGGGACACCGGACGTGTCCGTTGAAAGCGCTGTAACCGCGCTATAAACCCATGGAAACCGCGCCATTGCGGACAATGATGACAACGGGTCATAGCCCGGAACGGACGGGTTGTTTGGTATGAAATCCGCCCCGGCGCTATGGTCAACCGTCCCATCCGGCGCAACGTCAACAAGTTTCAACGCACGCAAGACACGCACAAAAAGTGATTCACGGATTGCAAGATTGTTTGCCATTGGGTTCACGGTATCGCAAACGGTTCTTTGTGTCTACTTGGCACCAATAGCCGTCAACCACGGAACATGAACGGTTGATTCAATTTCATTGCCCCATGCGGACCAACCGTCCACGCGTTGACGCGCAAACAATTCCAACTTTGATTGCGTTGGAAACATTTGTTCAATCCGTTCACGCACTTCATCCGGCTTTTGACTATGCGCCCGCCGCATTGATGACACAAGTTGACGCACGTTCCGCCGTCCGCGGGGTTGCGGTATCTTGCCGCGCTTGCCAATCACACACAATTCAACTTGGGACATTGTATAGAAACCCGGATTGACGCGTTGTTTGTCCCATGCAAAACCGACCGTTGCCCATTTGAAACCCCATGCACGCATCAAATCAACCCCTTGGTCAAGGTGTGGATTGGTCACCCATAGGAACAACAAACAATCATCCGCGGCCATTGATGCCACGTCCAACCGCTTCAAATCGGTCAAGGTTACGGTTGGATAATGCAAGGCCGCGCCGCCCGTGTCCGCATTGCCGGAACCCGCGTGTTGACGTTGGCCTTTGTAATTCCAAGGCGGGTCCGCATATATGATTTCAAATTTGTCCATAGGTCACCCAACACCAAACGTTGACGTTGCAAGCGTTGAAACCAAATACCGCACCGCGTCACATGAATGGTCATCTTTTTTCAATGGTGCGTCCGGTTGGTCACGTTGCGCACGCCGTCCGGACGTATCCCAACGGTATGCTTGAAATTCATGAATGACCGGGCGCATTGTTGGATGGTCATGAAAGACCAAATGCGGTTTTCCGTTCACGTCCATTTCAAGCCGTTCCGCAACTGCATTGATGCCGGACCGAATTGAATTTTTCCCTTT